TGCACGCCCGCCTCCATGGTCTGCGATGATATGGCTGGCTTGATCTACAACGAGACCGCCTCTATTTCGCTTAACGAGGTGGATGACCAGACTACCGTTGATTGGTTGGAACAATGGCTTGACGTGACCATGTGGCACGACCGAGCACCACTGGCCATTGGTCGTATGTGTTCCACTGGTACTGCTGCCTGGGCGCTCCATGTATCCGGCTTTATGGAGACAGGCAAGTCTCCCCTGCTTAAGGTTCGCCCGATGCGCTATGATGCTCGATCAATTATCCCGCTCTCCTGGGAAGCAGATGACTGTGTAGACTGCGCATTCCTGGCCACTGTCTATATTCATGGTAAGAAATGCAGCCAGATCGAAGTGCATCAACGCGGCGATGATGGAAACTATCAGATCTATTGTGGTTTCTTCGACGATGCTGGCAAGCAGTTTGTACCAGCTGGATACCTAGATGGAAATACCAGCGTTAATACTAAACAACCATACCCAACCTTTAGCTTGATCAGACTCGCCTTTGACAATCCTTACTGGGACTACAGCCCAATGGGGGTGGCATTGTTCCACGATGCTATCGATGCCTTGCAAACTGTTGACTTGGCGTTTAACAACTTGGGCGATGACTTAATCATGGGTCGCAAGCTGTTAGCGCTGCCTGAATCGATGCTCACCAAAGATGAGTACGGTAATGCGCAGGTTCCCATGCTTTCCGGCAAGCGATTCTTCCTGGGCGTAAAAAGCAATACCTATGATGACAAGATGGGCGTGTACGAATACAATCCGTCCCTTCGCGTAGATGAAAACCGCGAAGCGCTATCGACTGCCCTGCAGATGCTAGGTAAGCGTATTGGCTTTGGTATTAAAGCTTACGCGCTTGATGATCAAGGCGGCATCACTACCGCCAAACAGGTAGCTGCAGACAATTCGGAGATGATGCGTGCCGTGCGCCGTCATGAGCACATCATCAAGCCAGCTATTCAGTCCTTACTTACGGCAGCTTGCGGAATCTACCGCGAACTAGGTACCACGAAGCTAGAAGATATCGCAGGACAAGTAAACGTAGTCCTGGGCGATTCCATCATGCAAGACGATGATAGCCTGCGTGAACGTGATCGTGCCGATGTAGCGGCAGGATTGCTTGAGCCGTGGAAATATATGGTGCGTTGGCAGGGCTATACCGAAGAAGAAGCTAAAGCGGTGCAAGGAGTAAATGACGAGAGTGCACTAGACATTCCTATCGAGGCGTAATGTATGGCTCTCACGGAAAAACAGATTGACGATTTGGTAGAGGCAATCCTGCACGGTACTCAAGAAAAGTACGTGCAGGATATGAGCGATCTTATGGTTGACCATCTTGCGCAAGGCTTTGCAAAGCTCGGTGATGAAGCAGCATTACAGCAGTTAGCTGAAATCTTTCCGAACCAAGCACAGACAATCCTAGCCAAATACCAGGACGCTATCAGCGACGAAGTACATACAGAAGTAGAAAGTGCGCTCAATGACTCCGTAGCAGCCGACCTTGATCAACTAAAAAAGATCTATGGCCAAGAACGAGCTGACGTTGCTGAAGCTTATTTTGCCATGGGCGCAACGGCTCACTTTGCCGCACTGGCTAAAACCACTGCCGATCAAATCGTCGATATTGTGCGCAGGCAAAACATATTGATGGAACAACAAGCCGAACAGAAATGGTATCAGGTATCGCAAGATGCCATTAACGCAGTAGTGCTCGGCACCAAGCCGACTGAAAAGGCGCTCGCCGATGGCGTTGTGGACCTAATGAATGCTGGCATCATGGTTATTGATTATGGTCGTGATGGAAAAGCTACTGTGTCGAATATGGCTGATGTTGCCCTGCGACGCCACATTGTTAGCCAGGTAAGTCAAGTAGGCGGACAGATGTCGTTAGAGGCTATGCAAAGCTATGGCCATGAATTTGCGATTACTTCTGCACACTTTGGCGCACGTCCTTCACATGCTAAGTGGCAAGGCCTGCCAGGCTGCATGTCAGGAGAAAAAACCGTGGATGGTACCACTTACCCAGACTTTTACGAGCTGACGGGTTACATGGGGCTACGTGGCCCTAACGTAGCTTTAGGAGACAGGCTTAAAGGTGTTAACTGTAGGCACAGCATGCATCCTTACTTTCCTGGCATTACGCAACTACCTGATCGCGAATTTAAAGAAGCGCAAGCTAAGTATGGCAAGAGTAGCGACGAATACTACGCAGATCTGCAGCGCCAGCGAGAGCTTGAACGCAGAATTCGCAAGACCAAGCGCGAGATAGTTGGTTTAGAGCGTGCTGGCCTCGGCTTAGAAAGTCCTACCTACGTGCAGAAGCGTCTCGTGCTTGGTAAGCAACAGCGCATGCTAAACAAGCATTGCAAAGACAACAAGCTGGTGCGCTTGTACAACCGTGAGAAAGCCTATGGCGTAAGTAGCCAGCCTAGGGCGCTGAAGAACTATTCATATTGGAGCAGAGGAACACGGAGCGGCTACAGGATAGAAGATTTGTCTTCATTTGAAAGAAAATATCGCGGTACTACAGGTCGTGAAGTAGGCATGGCTTTTGACAAAGATGGAAACGATATTTTGTTCATTGATGGAAATGAGGGCCATTCGATAGAGTTCACAAAACCTAATGGATACAAATGGTCTGATCTTTCTTTTGCTCATACTCATCCTGATGAATACGGTGGAACATTTTCGCTTAGCGATGTATTTTTCTTAGCTGACTCAGGGATTTTAGGATTACATGCTGTATGCCGTGAAGGAACTTACTCGCTTATTCCCAACCAAAAAACTAAGCCTCGAACGTTCGTAAAAGCATACGAAGATGCTTTTTTCGATGCACTTGATAAGTAT